AATATTTATATTTAACAATACCTTTTTGCTGGTTGTCATATTTTATATCCAACGAATATTTGTTAAACTAACAAATAAAATAATAACAATATTCATTTAAATATAATCTCTGGAGAAATACGAATTTTTGCGCCATGTTTATAAATTGCTTGCATATGAAACGGTCGATGTTCACAATCTTCTGCATTTCCCTTAACATGTCCGTAATCTTTAAATAATAATCTAGTACTGTTAGTTGCAAGCTTGTGTTGTTTAATCCAATTAAAAGATATTTTGTTGCTCAGTCGAATAGATGTTAGAATATCTCCGCAATAGTAGCATTCAGCAAATTTAGATGTCTTATAAAAGGCAAACCCATTAAAAGCAGAAATACACGGTATCAAACGATCGGTGGCGGCTAATTTACGGTCCATATATTGTTGAATAATGACATGAAATCGTTCATTGTTGGGAAAGTGGTTGTAACTAAAACAAAAAGGAGCAATTGATAACGCCCATATGTCATAATAATGAGGTGCAGTTTGGAAAGACAATGCATCCCACTTATTCAATAATTTGTCCGGATTAAAATATTTATGCAATTTTTTTACACAACACATTTTGCTGTTGGGGTGGTCAAAATCCATCATTGCTATATAAGGGCATTTTTGATATTTTTCTGAAACCATTTTCAAACATTTGTTTCGTGCAGCAGAGATACGATGGGTACGATACATAGATAATGAATCATCGTTTGTATTTGTATTCGTACAAATATGCATATCGATCGTTGGGTGTTGTTTTTTCCATTGTTGCAAAATAGACAAAGAATTATCCGTAGATTTGTCGTAATACACGATTACTGCAAAATTATTTAAAAATATTTTTGAACCTATTTTTTCAATATTGTTTAATACTGCAGGCAAAAACTCGGCACATTGTCGAATTGGTCCACAAAAACAACATTGGATATTATTGTTTTCTTCTTCGTTTTTTTCTGTCATTTATATAATAAATAATAAAAAATAAACTAACAAAATATATAATCAAATAATTAATGTTTGATTATTTTATGAATACAATAAAAAATGATTTCGTTTTAAAAACCCAACCAACCGAAGAATATAAAAAAATATTTAAAACAAAATGTTGAAACTGCGAGACTGGACACCATTAGATAAAATAAATTGGAATTGGTTATCTAACCTTCCAAACGCGATATCCGTCTTGGAAAAGAATCTTGATAAAATTAATTGGGATTGCTTATCTAGCAATCCAAGTGCAATGCATCTTTTGAAAAACAATTTGGATAAAATTAATTGGAGAAACTTATCTGCTAATCCAAGTGCAATGCATCTGTTGGAAAAGTATCCAGAAAACATTTATTGGTATGGTTTATCTAGCAATCCAAACGCAATCGCCCTCTTGGAAAAAAATCTGGACAAAATTAATTGGATGTACTTATCTTTCAATCCAAGTGCAATGCATCTGTTGGAAAAGTATCCAGAAAACATTAATTGGGATGCCTTATCTAAAAATCGAAACGCGATATCCCTCTTGGAAAAGTATCCAGAAAACATTTATTGGTATGGTTTATCTAGCAATCCAAACGCGATATCCCTCTTGGAAAAAAATTTGGATAAAATTGATTGGGGTGCCTTATCTAGAAATTCAAACGCAATATCTCTATGGGAAAAGCATATGGATAAAATTGATTGGACTACCTTATCTAAAAACCCAAATGCGATGCATTTTTTGGAAAAGCATCCAGAACATATTAATTGGGGTGCCTTATCTCTCAATCCAAACGCAATCGCCCTCTTGGAAAAACATCCAGATAAAATTGATTGGGGTAACTTATCTACAAATCCAAACGCGATACCTTTGTTGGAAAAGCATCCAGAACATATTAATTGGGGTGCCTTATCTAGAAATCCAAATGCAATCGCCTTCTTGGAAAATAATATGGATAAAATTAATTGGTATTGGTTATCTAAAAATCCAAACGCGATGCACCTATTGGAAAAGAATCCAGAACAAATTGATTGGTTTTGGTTATCTATGAATCCAGCCATCTTTACCTATGATTACCAAGCCATTGCGGAACGTTGTTGTATCTTCAAAAAAGACTTGATGACAAATCGGTTTCATCCTCGTAATTTGGACCAGTTGGAAAATTGGGGATTTATGTAAACTATTCAAGTTAATAATATCTATATTACATCATCATAATTTTACAACACTAATAATCTAAACAAAAGATTCTACGGTATTAAATTTAGAACCAAATTCAGACGAGGGACTTACTTTATCCGAAGAGGCAGTAGAAGCAACTGGCAATGTGTTGGATGATTTTGGTTGAATATTTTCATGAATGGATTGTTTATCTACCCCAACTTCACTGTCTTCTGCAGACTGCAATAATTTATTCACCATTTTATTTGGACTTGTATCCGTTGATTCCATTTTTTTATTTTCAGTTGCCATTGGTGTCATTCCTTCAATAATAAAAGAATTCATATTAATTTGGATAAAATACATTAGTATTAATGTAAGGACAATTCCCAATATCATACTGTGGTGTGCAATAAGCATTACCAATCCGACCATACATATTCTTCCCCATATCGACTGCAATATTTTTTGAATCGTTCTTTTGGGTGAAATAAATAACAAAGTAACTAACAAAATAAAAATACCTATAATTTGTGGCATTTTAATTGAATTTAACATTTTAGTCATCTTTTTTATATGTTAGTTTAAATCAATATTTTAAAAATAGAGGGATTATTATTATGTTTTAACAGATGGTGATTTATACATCCAATACATTCCGCACTTAACACATAGAAATGAAACATAAAACAAAAAACAATCTAGATAAAATTCATTGGGCTAACTTATCTACCAATCCAAACGCGATAAAACTCTTGGAAAAGTATCCAGATAAAATTAATTGGGCTAACCTATCTTTCAATCTAAACGCGATACCTCTCTTGGAAAAGTATCCACATAAAATTGATTGGGAATGGTTATCTATTAATCCAAACGCGATACATCTCTTGGAAAAGAATTTGGACAAAATTGATTGGATTGTCTTATCTAGAAATCCAAATGCGATATCCCTCTTGGAAAAGTATCCGGATAAAATTGATTGGTATTTCTTATCTGGCAATCCAAATGCGATACATCTTTTGGAAAAGTATCCGGAACAAATTGATTGTGACGAATTGTCTGGCAATCCAAACGCGATACATTTGTTGGAAAAGAATTTAAATAAAATTAATTGGTGGGAGTTATCTACCAATCCAAACGCGATTCCTCTGTTGGAAAAGAATATGGATAAAATTAATTGGCGGGATTTATTTAACAATCCGTCCATCTTTGTCTATGACTACCAAGCCATCGCGGAACGTTGTTGTATCTTCAAAAAAGACTTGATAAAAAATCGGTTTCATCCTCGACATTTGAACCAGTTTGAAAATTGGGGTTTTGTTTAAAATATTTAATTTAATTAAAAAATAATTGAGGGATTGTTATTTTTGATTTGAATAAAGTTGGATAGATAGTTATTTTTTCATTGTTTAATTTTCATTTTATTTTCAAACGCGTTTGTAGTATGTTCCAATGTGTCTATATTTATGTGTTCCATTACTACATGACTCTCCCAAAAATATCGACAATACGCCCATAAAAAACAACAATCCGTCTGATATAAGTGTGCATATTCAGAGAGCAAAATGGATTGTAGATTTGCGGGTAAATACATTAATCCCGCACGAGGTAACACACAACATAATTGTGTCAACTCCGACACTGGTTTGTTATTCGAATTAAATAGGATAGGCGATGATATAGTAGTAGTTGTGTTTGATGTGTCTGTTAATATTTTGTGCAAATCTTGTAAAAGTGGTGGATACGAGTATTTATAGGTCCATCGCCAATCCGGACAATGGTGTGTGTAATACTGCAACGTCCACTCTAATCCTTCACAATAATTTTGAACCACATCCTTTATTAATTCTGTTTTATTTATTTTATATGTCCGTTGAAAAAGACCCTCGTAATATCTGGGTTGCCACCCTGGGTGAATGGGGGCAATATATTTTTCTAAACTTCGTTCAATCGTGGGCGTTGCCTCAAATTTTTTGAATCGTTCGTCGGCTGTTTTTTCTGGAAAAACAAATTCGCGTCGATTGCGTAGTTTATGCTCTTCCTGAATATAATTTTCTTCTTTGTCTGCTAATATTGCGATAAAACACCGCATGTTGGACCAATGTATCTTTGACACACCATTTACGACAGTTGTTAAATATGTGGTTTTTTTATCATGTTGCAAACCGTTCTTTTTTGCATTTGCATTGCATGTAAATAAATTCTGGTATGCATTCATTAGTTTATCCATTCCTCCCGTGCGAATATTTAATGCGGGGAAATGTGGCAAAAAGTCGTTGCCTAACATAAACGTCAACACAATATAATCGTGGGTATTTATATCAATTAGTTCGGACAACAACAAAATGTTTAATAAATAGTTGGCATTTGGTTCTAAATTTTTCAGTTGAAAATGTGGGCTTTCACGAAACAAAAACAAATTGGGAGCATAATCTAAATGACATATAGACAAGACTATCAAGTCTGCATCCAGTCCATAAATAACTGTATTTTCAATTTTATGTTTTTCTGGGTTTTGTCGAATATAATCAAACAACTTATGTTCTCCCTCTCCTGCATTTTTGCTACTACTTAGAATAATTGTTCTGTCGGTTTGATTTAGGATTGTTTTTTGGGGAAATGCATCATGCATTTGTACGTCCAAAATACTCATAAATTGTGTTCCGGGAGTAATTGCTAATGTGCTCCATTCTTCTTTTTCGCATTTTATATCGTATATAATTTTCATCACTTCAGATTGATACCATGATTTATATCGACGACTACGCTGTTGTTCTATTTTGGCAACTGGAGCTACCCCGTCAAAGGCAATATAAACTGTTTTCTTCGGTTCGATTAAATTAATATATTCGTGGATTTTTTGAATAGCACCCCGAATAACTCGGTCGGGCATATTTGTGGTTGGTTCCCCCCCTTTTATTTTATCTTCTTTTGACAACGCATGATAAACATCATATAAAATAGAATTGCAATCTAAATATAAGTTGTCTGTTGCATATTGCGACAAGTTATTGGGATTAAACTTGGATAATACATGTGGATAATTGTTAACAATATATGAAAAGTAACTTGGAATGCCCATTATTAACCGTATTATATTTCATACAATTTGTTTTTATTTCATTTTTGTAATATTTTATATTTTATATTGTATATTATATATAATGTTAATATTTAAAACCCATGATGGATGTTATGTTTTTATACATATACCAAAAAATGGCGGAAATTTTATTAGAAAAAAAATAGTTGATAATAAAAATAATAAAATACTTAACAACTATTGGAATATTAAATTAGGATTAGATTTAGCACATATTCCTTATATGAAGAAAAATAATTTTCTAAAAAATGATATAGAATATAAGTATTTTACAAATACCAGGAATCCATATGATAGAATTATCAGTGCTTTTTTGTATAAAAATATTACAACAAACATAGATGATTTTAAACATTTTGTAAAAAATACATTAATATCATATGATTTTAATATGTCGTTTGATTATACTATTATACACTATTATCCTCAATATTTATTTGTTTGTGATGAAAACTTAGATATACCAAAAAATATTAAAATAGATAAATTAGAAGATGTAGAAACTCCAAAAAAATATGATTTAACAAAATATTTTGATGACGAATGCTTTAATATTATTAATAATATATATAGTAAAGATTTCTTATTTTTTAATTATCTTTTAATTATCAAAAGTTAGTTGATTAAAAAACGTCCAAAAGTGTAATATTTTATGAATATCGTAAAAAATGAAAATAAAACAAATAAGGCTAAATTAATTAATATATTATACTATGAGTGGGATAGTAAAAAAGGTCCCAAAAATAAACACACATGAATATTGTATCTACGATTTTAATATTATCGAACACAATGCCGAGGAAGAAACCCCGGTCTTTTATATTCAAATATTCGCTAATAATGTACAGGGAGAAGACGCATCCATTATAGTGGATGATTATAGTCCATTCTTTTATATACAGGTTCCGGACAACTGGAAAGGGGACGAAAAAACAAAATTGTTTAACAGTTTCAAGTCTAAACTCGGAACTAATTGGGAAAGTTTGCTACCATCCTCTTTGCATCAGAGCAAAACATTATATGGGTTTGATAACGGAAAAAAATATAATTTTATTATTTTGCGATTTGCGAATATGATTGGATTCAACAAAATAAAAAATTTATGGTACGAATATGCGGAAAACTCAGACGCAGAAAATCCAACGTCCAAAGAATATCAGTTAAAAAAAGACGGGTTTTTATTTAACGGGAGTTATTTAAAATTATACGAGTCGAATATTCCTCCGTTGCTCCGATATTTGCACATTAATTCCATCAGTCCATCGGGTTGGATTAGTGTAAATGCGAGAAAGATGCGACAAAATATTTTAGAATGTGATAAAGTCACTCATTGCAAGTATGAATTTATGGGAGGACAAAACCAAGTAATTTCGTTGCCAAACAAGGAAGCCCGATGTCCGTTTAAAAAAGAAAGCATGGATATTGAAGCGAGTAGCAGCCACGGCGACTTTCCAATTCCTGTGAAAAATTATAAAAAACTTGCCTCCCAAATAATTGAATTATTGATTAATACCAAAGAGAAAGAAACCAAGGAAAAGACCGACAAAAACAAGATGCAATTAAATGTGTCTGATTTAAGTCATACGTTGCGGCAGATTTTGCTGGCTGCATTTGAGTGCAAACTCGCAGGAGACGCCAACACTGAATCCTCTATCCAAAAAATCGATGTTGTGTTTCCAAAAAAACCCATTCTTTCGGAAGACTTGGATGGTTGCATTACCAAGTGGTTGTCTGCCAGGGTTTTGGATTATTCAACAGACAAACACTTGGATGATCTAAAAAAATCAAATACTATGAACAAACTATTTTCAAACAACAACATTAAATTTGTAAAAAAATGCAAAAAAGATGAATTAATCACTAAAAAAAAAGACAAAGAGGCAGAGGAGGAGGAGGAGGACAAAGAGGATGAGGACAAAGAGGAAGAGGACAAAGAGGAAGAGGACAAAGAGGAAGATGACGAAAATGAAGAAGACAAAGAGGAAGAGGACGAAGAAGACGAAAAAGAAGAGGATGAAGAAAATGGAAATGTTGGATATGTAAAAAGAGAGGAACCCATAATTCTTTGTCCCAAAAAGGCAAAAACAACCATTGCGGACGTTCTTAATAATCCCGCGTATATCAAAGAAGCCAAGGTAAATGAACTACTATTGTCCTTGAATGCACACTTCCCTCCTTTGCAGGGCGACCAAGTTACGTTTATTGGTAGCACCTTTATGCGTGAGGGAGAAAAAGAAATGTATTTGAACCACTGCATTGTGCTAAACACATGTGATAAACTTCCATTGCCCAACTCAGAAATAGAAGTATATGAGACGGAACGCGAAGTATTGCTCGCATGGACTCGTTTAATGCATCGTGAAAACCCCGATATTATTATTGGATACAATATATTTGGATTTGATTATCAGTTTATGTATTATCGCGCTATTGAATGCGATTGTTTGGAAGAATTTTTGTTGTTATCTAAAAATAAAAACGATGTATGTGGCAATTTTGACATTAAACGCCAAATATATGATATTGAACGCAGTTCAATTAAAATATCGACCGGAACCTATGACCTTGCAATTATAAAAATGCCAGGACGACTACAAGTGGATATGTTGAATTATTTTAGACGCACCGATACTAGCATGTCATCCTATAAATTAGACAGTGTATCCAGTGAAATTATTGGGGATATAGTTACGGACAAGACATTTATAAACGAAATAAATGTAAAAATAGAAACAACAAATCCCGTGGTTCGGTGCCAAACTAAAAATATGATGGGGCTAGACGTGGATTGTTGGGTTCACTTTATTTTGGAAAATCATTCTTCCCAATATTTTAACAAGGGGAAAAAATATCGGGTGGTGCAAATAAATAAAATGGATAAATGGTTTGACGTAGAATTCATGAGCAACGAAACAATGCTTGGTTTAACCGCTCAAAAAGTAAAATGGGGATTGGCAAAAGACGATGTAACGCCAAAGGATATATTTCGTTTGACGCACGAGGGTCCAAGTGCGCGCATGATTGTTGCAAAATACTGTATTCAGGATTGTAATTTGGTACACCATTTATTTAATAAAGTGGATGTGTTAACTGGGTTGTCTGAAATGTCCCGTTTATGTAGTGTTCCAATGAGTTATTTGGTGTTTCGCGGTCAGGGAATTAAATTAACAAGTTTCTTGGCGAAAAAATGCCGCGAAAGAGGAATTCTAATGCCCGTTATTCAAAAAGGAAATCACGCAGAATCGTACGAAGGTGCACTCGTATTAATCCCTAAAACAGGCATTTATTTATTAGAAGGAGTTCCAGTTGGTGATTTTGCGTCTTTATATCCATCGTGTATGCAATCTGAAAATATATGTCTTAGCAGCAAAGTATGGACGAAAATATTTAATTTAGAAGGTGCATTAATTAAAGAATTTGGCATTAAAAATGCCAAAGGAGAGTTCAAGTACGATAATTTAAAAGGACGCCAATATGCAAATATAAAATCCAAAACATATGAATGGCAAATACCTCCGCCAAAATTGAATGCAAAACCAACAACCAAAAAACCCAAAGCAGCAAAGGTTTGCACTGGATATAGAATTTGCCGATTCGACCAAACCCAAGAAGGTGTATTGCCATCTATTTTAAAAGAATTGCTAAAGGCAAGAAAAGATACCAGAAAACAAATTCCTGGAGAAGCAGACCCATTTATGAAAAATATTTTAAATCAACGACAATTAACATATAAGGGCGCAGCCAATTCTATTTACGGACAAACTGGTGCAAAAACAAGTACATTTTACGATTTAGATATAGCAGCATCTACTACCGCCATAGGTCAAAAGTGCCTTATTTTCGCAAAAGATGTGATTGAAGAATGTTATGGAAACGAAGATATAATTATGACCACCAAAGAAGACGGAGATGTTCTTATCCGCCCTTCCTATGTATATGGCGACACAGATTCAGTATTTTTCAAATTAAACGCCCGATATCCAGTCTCCAAAGAATTAATTTCAGGGGAAAAGGGAATTAAAATCACCATTGAGTTATCCCAGGTAATTTGCAACACCGTTTCTAAATTCTTGAAACGCCCCCACGATTTTGAATATGAAAAAACATTCTGGCCATTTATTCTCTTTTCCAAAAAGAAATATTCGGGCGAAAAGTACGAGTACGACCATACCAAACACAAACGCAATAATATGGGAAATGCTGCGGTAAAACGCGATACTCCCCCAATTACTAGAGATTTGCTTGGACGGGTAACAGACATTATTATGCGAGACAAAGATATGCTTGCGTCTATTGAATTGGTGAAACAATATATTCACAAATTACTTGCGGGAAAAATATCCGTCGATCAGTTCGTAATCACCAAGTCACTGAGTTCTTCTTATAAAAACCCCAACGCAGTCGCCCATAAAGTATTGGCAGAACGGATTGCCGACCGTGAACCGGGAAATAAACCCACATCGGGGGATCGAATCCCGTTTGTATATATTATTAATTCGGAAAAAGTGCGTATTGCCGCGCTCAAGGGAAAGGCGAAAAAAGATGCTCCAAAAGTATTGCAGGGGAATTGTATTGAAACCCCGACTTTTATTAAAGCCAACCCAGAATTATGTAAAATAGATTACGGGCATTATATTACAAATCAACTCATGAATCCTTTAACCCAATTGTTTGCACTAGCACTAGAAGATATTTGGACCATGCAAAAAAAGGATAAATCGTTGCGTTATTTTAAAGCAGAAGTAGATACATTAATTGCAAAAACAAAAGCGACTTTTAATGCAAAATATACCAAAATGAATAAACTTCCAAATACTTGGGATATAACGACTTCAAAACTAAAAATAGACGATGACGACGATGGGAAAACGGCAAAACAAAAACTAGAATGTGAGGCTGAATTAAACGAAAAAATAGCAAAAAAAATCACCAAATTGCGGGAAAAGAAAACTGCAGACGCTATATTTGGTCCATTTATCTTAGAACTAAAAAACAATGCATATAAAAATCAAAATATATCTTTGTTTTTAAATCCAAAAAAATAACAACATTGCAATTATTTGATATATGTTATACATTATTTTTGTTAAATAGGAACCAAGCGATAAAAACAAAAATAATGAAAATGTAAATTATTTTTTTGTGTATTAATTGTTAGTTTATTATTATGTTTATGTAAAACAAAAATGATTTAAAACTAAATAATGCAAACTTATACAATAAAAGTAGAATGGAAACGTTTCCTGTATTATGTAATGAGGGCGGTAGTTTTGTTATAAGCAAGATTGCCGTGGAAAAATATAATCAAAAATGCGACACATTAAAACAACTCCACAATGGGTATTCAAACGTAGACCGAAACGATCCTATATTGATACAAGTATGTGAAGAATTAGGGAAATTGTTTAACGGCAAAGGTGCAAAAATAGTAGTAGAACATGTCCCCGTTGTATATAAAAACTATATACATTTTGTGTACAATGAGGATGGGTTTGAATTTTTAAAAATAGACTATGATAAATATAAACTGGACAATATAAAATTCATTCTTAGTCTACAAATAAACAGCGACTATCAAATTCGTAAAATTCGAGAATTACTATCCAAGGGAACCATAGAACATGCAATAAAATAATCAATACATATAAGAAGAAAGAAGAATGTTCAAAAAATTAAAACCAGAACAAATGAAATATTTAGGGCTTTTTGTGGCATATATTATCGTGATAATAGCAATGACTATTTGGAACCCTGGTTCCGTTATGACAGAATATGGAGGAGGTATTTTATTTATATATTTGTTAGTTTCTCTTGTTTTAATGATCATGGTATTTGGGTATTCGTGGGTTGGTTCATCTCCTGTGTTGATAAAATTTGGTACTATTTTTTTATTCTTGTTTGTTTTAGGGCTTTTATTTTGGTGGATTCTTACAGCGTTTGGCGCATTTTCCAACAATGCGGAATCCAATATTGTAAGCATTTTATTTAATGTTGCTATTTTACTTGGGGCGTTGACCTTGTTGTATAAATTTTCAAATATCGGAGTGTGGATAAAACAAAACTCAATTTATCGTCTACTGAATATTTTTTTTTTGTTTATCCCTTGTCTATTTTCAGACGGCATGAATAAGTTGCGGGGAGTAAAATCAACTTCTTTTTCCCCTGCAAATCCATTAAAAGATACTCAAAAAAATGATGTAATTGGGTTGTTGGTTATAGTAGGATTCATTGCAGCGGGAGTTATTCTTACACTTTGGATTATCCCTGGGTTAAAAAAATCGTATTTCTTAAAAGGAGGAAATCAATTAGTAAAAAATCCAATATCTATCGACCAAGCACATACGATAAGTTCGTTTGCTGCATTAAACGATAGTGGTAATAGCACCAAGTTAAAACCCAGTTATAATTATGGTATTTCTTTTTGGTTATACGTAGATTCGTTCCCTCCCAGTACCAGTTCTGCATACTCTAAATACTCGACTATTTTAAATTATGGAGGCGTTCCTTTGGTAAAATATTATGCAGCCACCAACACCATGGGAATATATATACAAAATAATAAAAACACACATGATAAAAATAACGACCGATTGCTATTTTCGTACGACCACATGCCATTGCAAAAATGGAACAACGTAGTAATTAATTATTTGAACGGAACCATGGATATTTTTTACAATGGAAAATTAATAAGTTCGTCTATTGATGTGTCTCCCCCTATAACATATGACACGCTTACCGTGGGAATGGACGACGGAATTAGCGGAAATATCGCCAATGTAGTATATTATCCAATCCCTCTTTCATTATATCAAATAAATACTCTGTACACATCTTTAAAAAATGCTAGTCCACCCACTGATTAATTGCCAAATAAAAAGGCATTAAATTATAATAAATAGATATATAATAAAAAATATTTATGAGCGATAATAACACGTCGTCGTCCATAAAGGGGGGTAAAAAATTAAAAGATGAAACGATTAAACACTTGGTCATTTCTGGGGGGTCTATTAATGGTTTGTTTATGTACGGAGCACTAAAAGAATCCAACCAACAACAACCACCTGTGTGGACGCACGACAAATTAACTTCCATTTATGCAACGTCGGTAGGAACAATGATCGCTACAATGATTTGTCTTGGATTTGACTGGGAAACACTCGATAAATATATTATTCATCGCCCGTGGAAAAACGTCTTTACTATTACTGGCGAATTGTTGTTTAGTTCTTATTCAAAAAAAGGACTGTTTGATGCCGATTTAATCATTGAGATTTTTCGCCCGTTGTTGTTGGCAAAAAATCTATCATTAACAATCACATTTGCTGAATTATACGTCCAATATCCCATAGAATTACATTTTTATTCGTTTGATATTAATGCGTTTGAACAAATAGATATTTCGCGCGAAACTTTCCCAGATTTGCCGGTATTAACTGGTATATCCATGTCTAGTGCTCTCCCAGGATTCTTCGCCCCCGTTTTTATTCCCCCCGATTCTCCCCATTATGCAGACAACCGCAACAAATGTTTTATTGATGGAGGAATTCGGTTAAATTATCCAATATTCAAATGTCTTGAAAAATTCCCAAACGATCACGAAATACTAGGAATTACTATACAAACAATTAACGACCCGTTCTACAAAGATAATGACACCAATATAACGGCAAATTCGAATATTTTAGAATATTTCATTGGTTTTGCGAACAAAATCGCGGACTTTTTAGTCAAAATTGTACCATGCCCCACTATACTTTACGAAATTAAATGTTCCTCGTGTGCAACAATGTTTGACTTTAATAAATGCAGCGACATTATTCATTCGTCGGAAATGCGACAACAATGGATCGAACACGGAATGCAAGATGCAAAAAAACAATTAAAATTGATGTTATAATAAATTGTTTTTTTACAAATTTTATTATATATCCTTTAACTATAAATTATATGAGTAAAACTGAATCACACGAAATTGCCATTCCGAATATTATATTCATTATTCCTTATCGCAATCGTCCCCAACATAAATATTTTTTTTTAAATTATATGACTCAGACTATTTTATCTCCAACTAACAAAATAAATAATGCAAACAATTCAACCGACAAAATAGAATTTTATTTTTCACACCAATATGACCAGCGCATTTTTAACCGCGGTGCCATGAAAAACATTGGATTTTTAGCCGTGAAAAAAAAATACCCCAATCATTATAAAAATATGACCTTTGTGTTTAATGATGTAGATACAATTCCTTTTGCCAATATTTTTAATTATGCAACTGTTCCGGGAACCGTAAAACATTTTTACGGATTTACTTATGCTCTTGGAGGGATTGTTTCTGTCTGTGGGTCGGACTTTGAACGAATCAATGGATTTCCTAATTATTGGGGATGGGGAATGGAAGACAAAGTGCTACAAAACCGATGTTTAAAACATTCAATACAGATAGACCGGGGGCAATTTTACCCCATTGGATCGCCGGAAATCCTCCAATTATTTGACGGGGTTGAACGCTTAATTAACCCACTAGACATGGATCGGTCTGCGACGGATGTGTCTTTATTAAATGGGTTGGCTGCTATTACCATGTTACAATATAAAATTACCGACGGGGACGATAGTTTTAACAACGCAGACAATATACACACAGTCATATCTGACTCTATTTCAATTTTTATTATTAATACTACCTTTTTTTTAACTGGTACTAGTTTTGAGCGTGAAAAAAAACAATTAATGCATTATGATTTGCGTGCTGGGGCAAACCAAATGACCAAACATTATACCGTTAATTCATCTAATTTTGTGGATACTACCAATACATGGAAAAATATTCCTGTCTATCCAAATACACTACAACACCAACAGTTGTTGCAAAAATATGGAAAAGAACGTACGCAGCAAATTATTGCAAACATGTATTATAGCACTAATAATCGGGGAAAACCGAACCATGTAAAATAATGTTTTTTATACATTTCACAAGTTATCATAAAAACGGCGTTTGTTAGTTTACACAAATCCCCAATTTTCCAACTGGTCTAGATTACGAGGATGAAACCAATTTTTCATCAAGTCTTTTTTAATAATGCCACAACGACCCGCGATGGCTTGATAATCATAGGTAAAGATGCCTGAATTGTTAGATAAGGCAATCCAATGAATTTTTTCCGGATACTTTTCCAACAGGGATATCGCGCCTGGGTTGAGAGATAACCAAAACCAATCAATTTGTTCTGGATGCTTTTCCAACAGGGATATCGCGTTTGGGTTGCTAGATAAGTGTCTCCAATTAATTTGTTCTGGGTGATTTTCCAACAAAGATATCGCGTTTGGATTAAGAGATAATACATCCCAATGAATTTTATGAGGATGCTTTTCCAACAGAAATATTGCGTTTGGATTGCTAGATAAGTTAGCCCAATGAATTTTATGAGGATGCTTTTCCAACAGAAATATTGCGTTTGGATTGCTAG